TTCAGTGCATCGTAGAGAAAAAAGAAGATGGCTCGAAATCACATGTGATTGAGGGTGTCTTTATGCAAGCTGAATCTAAGAACAGAAACGGACGTATCTATCCAAAGCCTATTATGGAAAAGGCTGTAGATAAATATGTTTCAGAACAAGTTTCCAAGAACAGAGCGGTGGGTGAGTTAAATCACCCTGATGGACCAACTGTTAACTTGGATAAAGTATCTCACAAGATCACAGAACTTTCTTGGAAGGGAAATGATGTTGTGGGTAAGGCACAGATACTGGATACTCCTATGGGTAATATTGTAAAAGGTTTACTAGAAGGTGGTGTTCAACTAGGTGTCTCGACTCGTGGTATGGGTAGCCTTGAGCAACGTAACGGAACTATGTACGTCAAAGATGACTTTATGCTTAATACGGTTGATATCGTACAAGATCCATCTGCACCGAATGCTTTTGTTAATGGAATAATGGAAGGTGTTGAGTGGGTCTGGAATAATGGCATCATTGAAGCTCAAGAAATTGAAAGAATAGAGACTGAAATCAAACGTGCTCCACGTGCGGATCTTTATGAGACGCAGGTTCGTGAGTATAAAAATTTCCTCTCGTTATTGAAACAAACATGATTAAGGAGTCAAACATGACTGATCAAATCGAAGAGCAGGATGTGGAACTTCTAGACGAGATGGAAGTCGAAGAAGCACACGATCCTAAGAATGCTGAAGCTCAGTCGCTTGCTGCTAATGATGCGGCAGAGACTAAAGCACCTGTCGCTAAAAAGCGTAAGGGTGATAAGAGCAACAGCGAACCAATGCAAAAGGGTTCTGCAACACCAATGAAAGCGGAGTCAGTAGAGATTGATGGAGATTTTAGTGAAGACTTAAATGCTCTTGTTGAATCTGAGGCAACACTCAGCGATGAGTTTAAAGCCAAAACTGCAGTAATCTTTGAAGCAGCGGTAAAGTCAAAAATCTCAGAAGAGATCAACCGTTTGGAAACTGAATATCAAGAACAACTTGATGAAGAAATTCAGTCAACAAAAGCTGATCTTGTTGAGAAAGTAGACAGCTACCTCAACTATGTGGTTGAAAGTTGGATGGAAGAAAACAAACTTGCGATTCAATCTGGACTTCGTTCAGAAATCGCAGAAGGTTTCATGGATAAGTTGAAAGACTTGTTTGTAGAATCTTATGTTGAAGTTCCTGAGTCCAAAGTTGACCTAGTAGACGAACTGGCAACAGCTAACGAAGAACTAGAAGAACAGTACAACGAAGCAGTTGCTAAAGCTATGACAATCCAAGAAGAGCTAGTATCTTACAAGCGTGATGCGATTATTCGTGAAGCGTCAAAAGATCTGGCAGAAACTCAGGTTGAAAAGCTTGCCAAACTAGCAGAATCTGTAGATTTTGAGGACGCAGAGTCATTCGCCTCTAAGGTATTGACACTGAAAGAATCATACTTCTCACAGAAGACCGCTACATCTGTTATCGCAGAAGAGTCAGAAGATGACACAGCCGATGAAGCTGTAGAAACTTCAGCGATGATGGAGCAATATTTAACAGCCCTAAGAAAAACTAAGTAAGTTAAGGAGATCCAATTATGGAAACTTATGATCGTCTCGTAGAGAAATGGTCTCCAGTATTGAACGAAGAGTCTGCAGGTACTATTACCGATGCACACAAACGTTCCGTTACTGCAGCCGTTCTTGAAAACACAGAAAATGCCCTGCGTGAGCAAGGTTTACAAGAAACCGCAGCTAACGCTGCAGGTGCAGGTACTGCAGCAACTGGTGCAGCAGATAACTGGAACCCAATCCTGATCTCACTCGTAAGACGTGCGATGCCAAACATGATGGCATATGACGTTGCAGGTGTTCAGCCTATGTCAGGTCCAACTGGTTTGATCTTCGCAATGAAGTCAAAGTACAAAACCACAAAAGCTGGTGTATCAGTTGATGATGAAGCACTGTTCAACGAAGCTGCAGTAGGCTTCTCAGGTGACTCAGCAGTAACTGCTAACGGTTCACCTTCAGGTCTTGCTGGTGTAACTGATACAGATGGCGGCGGTTCTATCGTTGACTCTGGTGCAGATTATGCTCCATACACAGGTGATGCATACACCACAACTGAAGCTGAAGCACTTGGTAACACAGGTGAGTCATTTGCAGAAATGGGTTTCAGCATTGAAAAAGCAACAGTGACTGCGAAGTCACGTGCTTTGAAAGCTGAGTACACTCTGGAACTGGCACAGGATCTGAAAGCCATTCATGGTCTTGACGCTGAAACAGAGTTGGCAAACATCTTGTCAACAGAGATTCTTGCGGAAATCAACCGTGAAGTAATCCGTACAATCAACAGCCAAGCTAAAGTCGGCGCACGTCAAGCAAACGTAACAACCAAAGGTATCTTTGACTTGTCAAGCGATGCTGATGGTCGTTGGTCTGCTGAGAAGTTCAAAGGCTTGGGCGTACAGCTTGATCGTGAAGCAAACGTAATCGCAAAAGAAACACGTAGAGGTAAAGGTAACTTCATTATCTGTTCTTCAGACGTTGCTTCTGCTTTGGCTGCTTCAGGCATGTTGGACTATTCACCTGCACTGTCAACCAACTTGAATGTTGATGACACAGGTAACACTTTCGCAGGTGTTCTGAATGGTCGTATGCGTGTGTACATCGATCCATATGCAACATCAGACTACATCAACGTAGGCTACAAAGGTACAAACCCATATGACGCAGGTGTATTCTACTGCCCATACGTACCGTTGACAATGGTTCGTGCCGTAGGTGAGAACGACTTCCAACCACGTATCGGGTTCAAAACTCGTTATGGCATGGCGTCAAACCCATTCGTAGGTTCAGCACCTGCAGATGGTCTTGCAACTGCACGTACAAACCAGTACTACAGAATCTTCCGTGTGGACAATATCCTCACATAGGATTAAATATAAAAAAGGGAGGGGTTCAACCCTCCCAACTAAGGTCCACTTCGGTGGGCCTTTTTTTATACAAACAAAGGTTGCATATCAGCAAATACTTTATTGTAGGCACTGATTTCATACTGATAGGTTTCATAGAAATCATCTTCAGCATCTTCATCAGGATCTTCATTCATGAAATCATTATAGGTATCTAAAAGAAGCTCCATACTTTCAAGCAATTCGTTGTTGGCCCATGTCTTAATAAGACTAGAAGCTTCGGCAAAAGACATTGGAGTAATGTATGTATAAGGCATAGCGATCATAACGATTCTCTCTTTCTCTTGATTACATACTTTTGTAACATACAAAATAGTGTTTGTCAAGCATATAAATAGAGGTATATAAAGTTTTTTAGGAACAACCTATGCCTACATTAAATCCTAGTCTAGAAGTACTAACATCATCAGCATCGTCAGGGTTGAATAATGTCAACTACCTACAGCCTAATGCGTTCAAACTTACTATAGACCACAAGCATTTTCAGAACCTAGAGTTCTTTGCTCAGACTGTATTGCACCCTTCTCTGTCATCCAATCCTGTAGAGATGCCATTCAAGAGGGTCACCTCTGTACCGTTTACAGGAGACAAGTTGACATTTGGTGAATTAACTGCTATGATTATTGTTGATGAAAATTTAAATGCGTACACTGAAATGTATAACTGGTTGCAGAGAACTATCGAACAAGAAGACAGAACACCGTTAGGTCGAACATCTACAAAGCCACCAACTTATGCTGACATAACACTTAGCATTTTGAGTAGCCATAACAACAAAGTTAGGCAGATAAGATATATAGATAGTATGCCAACAAGTCTAGGGGATATGACGTTGGAGTCAACCTCAGGTGACGTTACATTTATAACATTTCCTGCATCGTTTAGATTTTCTTATTTTGAATTGAAATAACCACAACGAAAGTATATTATGAAAACATTAGAAGATGTCCTTGAGGCTTGGAAAGAAGATTGTCAAATCCCTAGAAATGATTTAGCAGAAACCTCTCGTTTAACACCTAACCTACATGCTAAGTATCTTGGTGCATTAGCCAATGCTAAGTTGCGTCTCAAGAAGTATGAGATGGATCAAAAGTCTTTACTCAAAGATAAGTGGCTGTACTACAACGGTAAGATGGATCAGTTTGAAATAGAAGCACGTGGTTGGGATTACGATCCTCTTGATGGTCTTAAAGTTCTCAAGGGAGATATGAACCACTACTATAACTCTGATAAAGAAATACAAGAGTCTGAGTTGAAAATAGAGTACCTAAAGACCCTTATAAATACACTTACA